TCTGCATTGTCTATCACTGTAACTTCAGGTGGGGTTGACAATTTTGAAACCTACAAGTATATGTTAGGACAAATAAACGCTTACGAAGCAATTTTACAGGAAATATCCAACCTGCTTGAAAAAAAGGAGCAACATGAAAAACACAGCGGAAACATCGTCGACCTCAAAAAGTCAACCTAAGTTCGCACTCGAACAAAAATATCAAGCAGAAAAAAATAAATTACCTGTACCAACAGGTTGGAGAATTTTAGTCTTACCTTTTAAAGGTAAGAAGAAAACCAAAGGCGGTATTTTATATTCCGATGAGCAAATCGAACGACAACAACTTGCCACAGTGTGTGGCAATGTTTTGGCGGTCGGACCTCAGGCTTATAAGGGAGAAAAATACCCCGAAGGTCCATGGTGCAAAGTGGGAGATTGGGTAATCTTTGCCCGCTATGCAGGATCTCGATTTAAGATCGATGGAGGAGAAGTAAGATTACTCAACGATGATGAAATCATCGCAACAGTCAAAGACCCGGAGGACATTGTCCACGAGTTTTAACATAGAATAGGAGAAACTATGCCAGTAGAAGAAGTAAAAAAAGTAGAAGAAAAGGAAGAAGCTAAGACCGTTCCTCTTGATACGACTGGTCCTGATGTAGAAGTTGATTTACCTGATGATACAGTTAAAGAAGCTCCCGCAGAGACTCCAGTAACGGAACCGAAGGAAGAACCAGTAAAAGTAGAAGAAGTAAAAGAAGAACCAGTAAAAGAAGAAGCAAAGAAAGATGAGAAAATTGAAGAGTATAGTGAAGCGGTTAATAAACGAATCTCTAAACTAACTCGAAGATATAGAGAAGCTGAACGTAGAGAAAAAGCTGCACTTGATTATGCAGCCGGTGCTAAAAGAGAAGTTGAAATCACTAGAGATCAATTTCAAACAACCGAAGAAAAATACGATAAAGCTTTTTCTGAAAAAGTATCAGAACAAATCAAATCGGCTCAAGCTGATTTATCCAGCGCTATTGAATCAGGCGATGCTCAAAAACAAGTATTAGCAAATAAAAAGATTGCTGCCTTGTCGATTGAGGAAGCTAGACTTAATGCTGCTGAAAAATATCGTTCTGAAACAAAGCCAAAGGTTCCTGATGAACAGGATCATTTGCGCTATAGACAAACCCCGAAGGAGCTTCCAAAAGAAACTCCACCAGATCCACAAGCGGAAGAATGGGCAGGAAAAAATGAATGGTTCGGCAAAGATCGAGCTATGACTTTTACTGCTTTTGAAATCCATAAGGATCTAGTTGAAAAAGAAGGGTACAACGCGAAAGATGCAGAATATTATGCGGAGATCGACAAACGAATAAGAGTTGACTTTCCCCATAAATTTGCTAAAGGTGGTAGTGTAGAAACGGCGAGACCGACTCAGATCGTTGCTTCAGCGAACCAATCAGCTCAACGAAGCATAAAACCTGGCCGCAAAACTGTGAAACTCACGCCTTCACAGGTAGCAATAGCTAAAAAATTAAACGTGCCACTCGAAGATTATGCGAAACAATTACACATGAAGGAGGTATAAGCATATGGAAAAAGAAACCAAAAAAACCCCTCGTGCTCAGCAAACTAGGTCAGAATCTGAAAGACCAAAAGTTTGGGTGAACTCATCTGCCTTAGATGCGCCCAAGTGTCCTGCGGGCTACCGACAAAGATGGATTCGTTATGAAACGATGGGACATGATGACACAAAAAACATCATGGCCAAACTTCGCCAAGGATGGGAACTCGTAAGAGCTGACCTTTATCCTCAGGAGAATTATCCACAACTCGGAGACGGGAGATATAAAGGGTACATAGGAGTAGGTGGTCTAGTGTTGGCTAGAATACCGGAGGAGATCGCAAAACAACGCGATGCGCATTTTAAGAAACTCGCAAGCGATAAAAATGAAGCAGTAGAAAACGAACCTCTAAAGGATCAACATCCGAGTATGCCTGTTACAAGTAGCAGACGTACTTCGTATAGTTTCGGTGGTGCAAAGAAGAACGATTAATTTTTTAGTCAATCTTTTAAGGTCAATCCTCGCTATCGAATTTTTTTAACCCGTTTACAGGGAAACCTGTAAACACCTAAGAATAGGGAAAAACATTATGGCAAATAGACAATCAAGTGGATATGGGCTTAGACCTACGAATACGTTGGGGAATACTCCAGCGACTTCAGGTCAATCTCAGTACACAATTGAAACCGGTGACGGTACAGCTATTTATAATGGTGAACCAGTTCTACTAATTTGTGACGTAACAGTAGGCACTGGTGGTTTTCTTAAAACTGCGGCAGCAGGGACTACAGGTAATCTTCTTGGAGTTTTGAATGGTTGTTTCTACAACGCATCAACTACTTTGAAACCTACTTGGAGCAATTACTACCCAGCTTCCACAACACCAGCAAATAGTGAAAACATCACGGCATTTGTTAATGACAACCCATTCCAGGAATATCAGATCGCTCTCGACGCAGCTCTTGCAGATTCTACAATCGCAGGAAAAGCGGTTATCGCAGGCTTAGCAATAGCTACAAATACTTCCGGTGAATCTACTGGTGGTAGATCAAATATAACTGCAGACTATGCAACTATATTAGCAACAGCTAAAAACTGGAGAATCCTACGTTCGGCAGAAGATCCTGATAACAGCGACTTCGCAGCAGCTTATGCGAATATTATAGTTATGCAAAACTGTAAATATTCTCAGCTTGTTGCGGGCGTATAATAGGAGCATATAAAACATGGCAATATCACGAGCACAGCTAGTTAAAGAACTAGAACCAGGTTTGAATGCACTATTCGGCCTGGAATACAAACGTTATGAAAACGAAGCAGCTCAGATATTCGATTCAGAATCATCTGACAGAGCTTTTGAAGAAGAAGTTATGTTATCTGGTTTCGGTACTGCTGATGTAAAACCTGAAGGATCCGGCGTTCAATACGACGATGCTCAGGAAACTTACACAGCTAGATACACAATGGAAACAGTAGCATTAGCTTTCGCTTTAACAGAAGAAGCTATCGAAGATAATCTCTACGATAGAATCTCTTCTCGTTATACAAAAGCACTAGCTCGTTCAATGGCAACATCTAAGCAAGTGAAAGGTGCAAACGTTTTAATTAACGCAACCGCTTCTTCCGGATATACTGGTGGAGACGGTGTAGTGTTAGTTAGTAGCGCTCACCCAACATTGAATGGTAATCAGTCTAATAGACCGACTACTTATTCTGACTTGTCTGAAACATCTCTGGAACAAGCGTTAATTGATATCGCTGGTTACCAAGATGAAAGAGGACTTAAAATTGCAGCTCAAGGAATGAAAATGATCATTCCTAAAGAGTTGGAATTTACTGCTGAAAGGATTTTAAAATCCCAAGGTAGAGTTGGAACTGCTGATAATGATATCAATGCAATTAAGTCAATGGGTATGGTTCCACAAGGTTATACTGTGAACCACTACTTAACTGATACTGATGCATGGTTCGTTAAAACTGATGTTCCAAACGGACTAAAACACTTCGTTAGAGCACCATTAAAAACAGCTATGGAAGGCGACTTCGATACTGGTAATGTTAGATATAAAGCAAGAGAAAGATACAGCTTCGGCTGGTCTGACTGGCGTGGCATATATGGCAATACAGGTGCTTAATAACTAAGCATTAACAACAATAAATAAAATTAAAGGGCGGCTTTCGAGCCGCCCTTTTTTATGTTATACTCATTACACAAGGTGAAAATATGAAGAAGAAATTCCACATAAGAATCAATTATAACGGCTATTTTGGTCAAACGGATGTCGTATGTAAAGATACGAAAGAAGATATTGAAAAAGCTTTACTTGACAAACTAGGACAAAATGAGGTAAAACTGGAGAAAGATGGATTTACCCGTGGTAAATGGATAACTTATGAGGAAGTTATAAATGACACACGACCTATACATTACGAAACAGTCCTTGGAACTCGAATGGCAACACGAGCACCTGAAGTCAGGGAAACATAATATCCGGATGATTGAGATTAATAGACAAATCCAGGATGTTATAAAGCAGATCATTGCCAACGAATTTGAAGCAGATACGCTTCAAACCAAAGTAAACGACGCCAAGGCTGAAGTTTCGATAGCCACTTAAGCGCTATCAAAAATCACACAAACACGCAGGGATACCTTGCGCTAAATTTAATTTTGCGCTATATCTAAAGTACTATACAATTATTAATTTGGTGCAAACGAGTATAGTCGACGGCCTAAAGATTGCATCATATAAATTAGGAGGATATAATCATGGCAACAACTACATTTTCGGGCCCAATAAAAGCGGGAACGATTAAACAGACGACTGGTACTACAGTTGGAACGGATATGAAAAATACCGGCCAAGTTGTAATGGCACAAACTACAGGTATTGACCTATCAGGCGGAGTAATCTCAGCGGAAGCAACAGCTATGATCATTCCAGCAAATTCACAACTAATTGATATCGTTTTTGATGTTATCACTGCAGCAAGTGGTACAACAGATATCAGTGTTGGTATTGTTGGCGGATCAGCAGTTCAATATGTAAATACTTACACAATTGGAACAACTGCGGGTAGACACTACCCAACAACTGACGCTGGCGGAGCTTCTGTTTGGGAAGATGTTGGAACTAGTGATGTCAGAATGAATGTGTCTAACTCAGCAGCAACAAGTTCTGGTGAAGTTAGATTGACTGTTCTGTATCAACAAAACATTAACCTAGCTTAATAAAATAATGTGAGCTCCTTCGGGAGCTCACAATAATTAGGAGAATAATATGAGCCCAACAGGCGTAAAACAGTTCTATACAGAAGCTAGTGCTACAGTTAAAACTGTAACAGGTGGATCAAACGTAGTAGGTCCAGTTTGTTATTTGAAAGGTGTAACTATCAACCCAAGTGGTGCAACTTGTCATGTAAGAATCTGGGAAGGTTCTGATGCAACTGGCACTAAAATATATGAACAGAAATTATCGGACGAAGCTGTCTATCAAGAATATTTAGCAGCTAATGGAATTCGATCGGCATCTGGAATATATATTGAAATTGTAGCGGCAACGACTTCTGTAGCAGTTATTTGGCAATAGGAGGAAGATGGCAACATCTGGAACAGTCGCATTTAATTTGGCTATTGAAGAAATTATCGAAGATGCATTTGAACGATGCGGAGGTCAAGCCCGTGCGGGTTATGATCTTAAAAGCGCAAGACGTTCATTAAATCTATTATTATCCGAATGGGGCAATCGAGGATTGCACTATTGGGAAGTAGGTAATGAGTCTATCAAATTAAATGAAGATCAAAACATTTACGATATTTATAAAGACGCCGATGCTAGAAATTCAAGTCTAACATATCCAGCGATTATTGGAGATGGAGCTGTTTATCTTTATAATGCAACAGATATATTAGAAACTAATTATCGAAATGATTTAACCACTCCAACCGATGTTTCAATGACTAAGATTGATCGTTCAACGTATCAAGCATTAGCCAATAAATTATCTACTGGAACTCCTTCACAATATTTCGTTCAACGATTTGCAGAAAAAACAAGAATTACCGTTTATTTAA